CCTGTTTTGGAGAGTATACCAAATCTTGAATCACTTGAGATCGTTGCCAAGTTAACAAGCTCTGCTGATGACATAAAGGAGAAACCAGACCGTCTGTTTTTAAGGTAGCACATTCCGTAGCATCTGTTATCTGCTTTACAAGCTTCCCAGAATATAAAGAATAATCTGTTTGCTTCTCTATAATCGGGTGCACCAACATCGATCTTTGACCACTGCAAGTACATGTAATGAGTACCAGTAATATAAGTGCTATTGCCGTTGTTACTAAACCAAAAACCAGTTTCACGTCTTCTAAATTCTTCATCTATATAATCGTACCACTTTTCTTTAAAATCTGTAGGATATTCTTCCCAGTCAAATCTAGTTTTTATCCTTTGTAATTCTTTTGGGTATTCAAATTTTTCCCAGTATTGTTTCTTTTTATCTTCGCTTCGTTTATAGCATTCATCTTCTGCTGGTAAAGCAATACGTAAGTTTTGTATTTCAATGACCTGTCCAATTTTACCTGTTTTACTTATACAAACAAAATCATATTCTTTATTGTAACCATACTCCCATTTCTTATACCTATTTTGTTTTTTAAGGTATTTAGGATTTATAACATCTTTTACTTCTTTCCAAAGCGTTTGCTCGTAACTCACTTGCTCCTCCCTTCAGCAAAACCTTTAAAACTTCTTTCTTCTTTCTTTTCTACAGTTTTACCAGTTAATATAGCTTCTTCTTCTTCAATACGTTGTAGTATTTCAAAAGCATCCATAATACAAAGCTTTTTTGTTGCTGCTGCATTTTTAAGGCGGTCTGCAGATACATCATCATCAGTGTGTGTGATGATTTTCTCTTCAGCCACTTTAATTAACTCATCAACTGCTTTTCGCCCAGCTTGGATTATATTCTTCCTCGTTTCCTTCGTATTCATGGGTTATAGCTATATCATTAGATTTCATACAATAAAGTCGCTCACCTTCTATAATAAACTCAAACTCTGAGTATGGTGTAAATACCACAAGCGCTCCAGGATTTAATCCTACGCGTTCTAACGACTTATTAGAGTATTTTAGTATACCAAAATGCTCTTTTTCTTTTTTGTTTATTAGAGTGTTTATTTCTTTTATTGGTGAAACAAAACAATACTCTAAATGTGGTTTAAGGTTGTACATATATATTTGTTCAGGGTATGCAAAGTATAAATCATCTTTAAAAAATGTAGCAGAGTTTTTCTCATTGCCACGCATATCATACCACCGTCTAAATATATTATGATGAACATATACTTCATCACCTACTTTTATATCGGTATCAAAAGCTGCAGGAGTAGAAACAACTACAGCTTTTTTACTAACAAATCTGTGATCTTCAATATTAGTATTAATGATAAGTGTTTTATCATCTACTTTTCTTATATTATCATACCTTTCTTCCTTTGGTTTGATAATAAATGAATATAGGCTTTTCATTAATAATTTAAATCGTACTCTACAGAAACTGCCATATTGCGATTAAACTTTTTCCAAGGTAATACTTCCTTGTTTTTAGTTATGTAAATATTATATGAATGATCTTTGTCACTAAATAATATATCGCAAATATTATGCCCACCATATACTTCTTGACCTACAGAATAATGCATTGCATCGTTCTTATAGTCAGATCCAATACTGATTTTACGTATTACATTAGACATGACTTACCGCTACTTCTTCTTCCTCTTCTTCTTTTATTTCTGTATAAGTACCATCTTCTAAATTAATATTGATAGCACCATATTTTTCTTCAAGCTTACTTTTAAATTCTTCTACATCTTGATTAACACCTGCTAACTCGTGTAATAAACCGTGTTTTTGGCTTTCTAAATAACCTAGTTGGTGTAGTATTGAATTTATTTTCTCTTGTTGATCTTTTATTGTTTTAAGTTCTTCTTCTTTTACTTTCATTTGATTAAATTAAATTGATTTGATTTTTTACTCAGGATCTTCCGGTGTCCACTCTGGAGTAGCTAGTAAAGCTAATATACCAGCATGGTCGTAAGTCTGAACAGGCACCAACGAACCATTAGTAATAAAGCTTGGCTCTACCTGATAAGACAAAACACCCTGCGTGTTAGCCACGTTTCTTCTCATAGTTTGAGCAGAAGACTGATTTACTTGACTGAACAAAACAGCGTTTGTATCAGACAAGTTTATTACTGCATAAGTTGTTGCCATTGTTTAATTGTTATTTGTTAATTACTTGTTATTTATATATTTACTTATTTTAAAATCTTTTTACTATGAAGGTACACTAGTTTCTCTATCTGCATAATCCATATTCACTGAAAAGCTATTATTGCTAGAATTAGGTGCATTACCGGTTAGGTTTGCATCTATAGCCATATTAGTAGAAGTTCCGTTACCAGTTGAATTAGGAGCGTTACCTATAAGTGCATTAGCATCCATACCAGAGCTAGTACCGTTGTTAGTGCCTACTAAATCTGGGCATATATAGTTAGCTCCATTAAAATAGCTATCACTACCTAAACTCCACCAAGCTATTGGGCTAGGATTAAAATTAGATAAATTGCCAGGTACACCACTATTATATAGTTTCATAACTTCTGTAGATGTTAGTTCTTCATTGAATACAGATATATTTGACATCTTACCATTTAAGTGTCTATTACCAAAACTTCTACCAATTTTAAAGGGTGCTGCCGTGTTTGTCATAGCTACATAAGTACCATTTACAAAGGTTGAAGTAGTCATTTCATCTCCATTTAAATATATTTTTAAACCGCTTACACTTGCACTACCATTATAAGTAAAAGTTAAATTTATCCAACTTCCTTCATAACTTGTTAAAGTTGCAGTAGAACCTACAAAAATATAATTAGAACCACTTACATCACCTTCACTATAAAGACCAAAATATATTTGTTCACTTGAAATATGTGCAGAATATTCATACAAAGTAGGTGAAATATTTGATTTTGAAAATAAGGAACTATTTGTTACGTCATCAAAATTAACCCAAGTTGAAACACTAAATGCAGAATCTGTAGAACTATTTCCAAAACTAAATGTATCTGAATCTCCACAATCTATATAATCATCTGTTCCATCAAAATTTAAACTATAGCTATTGTACGGTACTTGGCGAGTAAGGGTGGATGTAACTAAATTAGCTGAAGTCATACCTGAACTTTCACCGTTTAATGCAGAAACATTGTTATTAACAAGATTTTGTTCTGTCATTCCTGAACTAATTCCGTTTAGTGATGAAACAAAAGAAGACACCACGCTTGGAACTGGACTTATAGAATTAGCATTACCACCTTCGTTGCCATACGCTGTAAGCGTTTTATTGTTTCCACTTGAATCGTTTAAGTCTGATTCTAACTTCCACCAACCTAATAAAGATGATGCTTGAGGTATACTTGAAGCTAAAGGCGTTCCGTTATTATATAGCTGAGCTATTTCACCAACACCTTGATCACCTATAGATAAACCGTCACCACCAGTTAAAGTAGAGTTCCAAACTTGAACATTAGAAACCGCTCCTTGAAGTCCACCATATATACTATTTGCATTTTTACCAATTATAAACCTATTATTAGTGTTTCCAGCAAAATTACCACTCATTGAAGTTCCAGATCCACACAGTTTATTATTTATAAAAATCCGCATTGTAGTACCGTCATAAGTGCATATTATGTTAAACCAAGTGTTAGCTTGTGGTATAAATTGAGCTTTATCTACATTAACATTTACAGCTGTTGTATCATTAGAGTATAATGCAAAATTAATAGTTCCAAAAGTCCAATTTCCCGTGCCGTTGTTTCTCCATTTCATTACTCTAAATGAATTCGCAACAGCTCCATTAACTTGACAAATTATATTATCATAAAAATTAACATCTGGATTATCAAGTTTAACCCAGCAAGATATGGAAAGCGCGCTTGCAGAAGGTGCTAATATAGAATCTGCAACACTTAAAAAAGAACCACCTGATATAAGTTTTGAGTTACCTCCATACGGGCTAGCATTGTTATCATTGTTAGTGTTAGGTATTGAATAAGCAGTAGAGTAATTAGCAGGGTATTTTTGATTTTCTATCTCCCAATTAGTACCATTAAACTTTCCATTATTATCAAGTTTATACCACGCTTTTAGGTTATCAGTGGCTATAGCATTTGTTAAGGGTACTCCGTTGTTGTATAGTGTTTCTACT